CAAGTTATTAACTAGGGTCCCTTTGCAATCACCGGGCTCCTGCTTTCAGAAGTCTCGTCTCAACGGTGGGCGTCGTAAATACTACGCACAACGACTCCAAAATTATTTGGAGGAGAAGAGTAAAACTGATATCGTGTATGATGATCACGATTCCTTTGCCAAACGTTGGGAAAATCCCAGCGGTGTAAAGGAAAGCAGGAGGATTCTGTTCCTCAGAGAGCATATATGGGATTCCCATGACTATATCATGGATTCCACACCTGTGCCTCTGGCGGAGAGAGGATGGAAGGTTCGAGTGGTATCCCGGTCCTGTGCACTTAGAGTAGCACATTCGGAAGGATATCGCGAAGGTCTTCGCTCGATACTTATGCATCGGCGAGCCTATCGCCTGCCCCAATTGGGTCAGACCGACTTTCTACCTCTTGGTGGAAGGAATCGCTCCAAGTTGTTCGTGTTTTCTGCAGATCTTTCTGCAGCAACCGACTTAATTAGTCGTGAACTCTTGGAGTCCTTGTCCGCATACCTCGGTATCGATCCTGCACTTGTGTGCGGTGGTCGGATACAAACCGGAAAGTCCGATTTCGTCAATATGACGCGAGGAACGTTGATGGGCATCCCGTTGAGTTTTCCATTCTTAAACTTGGTACATTTGTACGTTTGTGAAAGTATTGGTGCTCACCGGGACACATATTATATATGTGGAGACGATCTTATCGCTCTCTGGTCCATCGCCTTGATCAGGAAATACAAGAATGCTCTGTTAAAATTAACAGGCATGCTTTTAAATGATTCTAAATCATTTATCTCTAAAACTAGAGGTATTTTCTGTGAAAAGGCCTTCCATTTAGCAAAGGATGGTTTGCGCGTTAACAGACAATTTTTGTCTGTTAAGGCACTCACACCTTTAGGTCGATCGGTATCGCCTAAAGGGCCTGAAAGGCATCCAGAGCTACCATGGGAGTTTGCACCTCTTTTATACCTGTCTACTCATTATAGTAGACTGGGGCATTCAAGAGTCCATTTCGCACAAAGCATGATCCTTAGGGACTATGCTAAACGAATTGGATACCTAGCAAGGAAGAATCGCATATCTGCGTTCTTACCTTTGCACTTAGGTGGTGCAGGTCTTTTCCCGCCCAAGGGCAATTCAGTACTTACTCAAAATGAGGAAGCCTGGATTAGAGCTTTGGAATCCGGGGACGCTAATGCGTCTGCCCGGTTGCGGATGGTCCGACGCGGGACCACGAAGGCATACAGTTTTGATGCTCGTGGTTTCCGTCGGACGGCCCAAGTTACTAAACACATTGTTTATAGTAACAAAGGCCCTGGGTTAGCTCCCAAGATACTCGGTCTAATTGGCCGGTATCGTGCATTCAACGACGATCTTTCGGCCGCTGAAGGCAGGGACATTCCCGAGGATATCTCCCCCCGATTATACTTCAAGGCACTTGGTACCTTTGAGTATAAGGGAGATCGCCCTCCTCAAGTGTTTCGACAATATGCAAAATGCTATTGTCTAAACCTTGTAGAGGACACCTCAAAATTTGGTGTTGCTGATATGCTTAAGCTTATCAAACGCACCTTGCCTGATCCGGTTCTGGTTGAGGTCTTGCTTAATGAGCAAGATGACTTCGCCTTACCGTATCAGGAGGATGGGGTCTTTTAAAGATCCCG